CGAAGACGACGCGGTTGACCAGCTTGCCGACCACTTGAAGCATCCCGAATGGGAAGGGCTTCGCATTCCGATGCTGCGGCGGTACGCAGACGCGCATGAAAAATTCTGGCTGGAAGAGTACGCCGAGATCAGGCGCAACTACAACCCCGAAGACCCGCACGACAGGCGGCGTGCAATCGAAGACAGCAACAAACACTACCTGAAAAACCGCGAGCGAGCAGACGCAGGAGCGCAGGCCACGTGGGCGGAATGCTACGACCACTCAGCCGAACACTCAGCGATTCAGCACGCCTACAACATTCTGATTGATGACGGTGAAGACGTGTTTGCGTCTGAGTGTCAGAACCAGCCAATGAGGCTGAATCAGGGCGGTGATTTCCTGACGGCCGGCGAAATCAACCGCGACCGCGTGGGTACGTGGACGAAATTCCCGGCAGACGTGCAGGCGGTTGGGTTTCACGTGGACGTGCAGAAACGCCTGCTGTACTGGTGCGCGGTTGGCATTACTGCTGATTTCCGAATCTTCCCGGTGTACGGCACCTACCCTGAACAGCGGCAGCGGTCGTTTGAATACCGCAGTGTCAAGCGGTCGATTCAGCAAGTGCACAAGGGCATGAGCGAAGAGCTGAGCATACAGGCAGCACTCGAGGCCCTATTGCCGCAACTAATCGGCAGGGCATGGGAGCGCGAGGACGGCACCACGATTGAAACAGACTGTGGACTGATTGACGGCGGTTACCAAGTCGGCAGCGTTCGTGCGGCAATCCGTGCGAATCCTCACAAGTCGCGATTGTTCACACTATTCGGCCGTGGCGTCAAAGCCGCAGACGTGCCAATGCTGCAGCGAAACAAAGGCAAGGGCGAAATCCGGTCAACAGACGCGGCAGTGCCGTGGATCATGAAACCGGACGCCAGCGAGAAGGGCACACGCAACGTTTTCGATGACACCAACGCCCTCAAAACATTCCTACACAGACGCATTGCAACCGACAGCGGCCGTGCGGGGTCGTTTGAGCTGAGCAAAGGTGACCACCGCCGATACTGTGAGCACCTTGCATCAAGCGAGTACGCAACCGAAACAAGTGGGCCACACGGCACTGTGCTAGAATGGCGACAACTCCCGGGCAGTCCTGACAACCATTGGCTTGACACAACCTGCGGTGCAATTGTTGCGGCGTCAATCTCACAGAAGGTACACTTCAGCAGGATGGCACAAGCCGTTTCACGGGGGAGCGGCGGCGGCAAATCCAAACGGAATCGGGTGAGCTATTTATGAGCACGACACGACGGGCACGGAAACCAGCCGGGCAGACAGAAACAAAGCGACCCTATCGGAAGTGTGAGACCGTGCGAGTAAGGCCACCGGCGTGCAGCCAATGCGGCAGCACCGAGGGCAAGGTCAACCGCACAACCCGGCAGGAGTACGGCGGCAAACTCAGCGACGGGCGGGTGTTCACCCATATTGTGCGGCGGTGGAAAGTCTGCGAATGCGGCAACCATTACGTGATTGTCTCGCACGAAAACCACGTGGAAACAACTACAGAACGCTGTGACGGATTGTGACAAATGTCACAAAGTGTCACACAGCCCGTAACACCGCGTAACATTTCGTAACACGCCGCCGAATTGTTTCCGCCTGCTGGAAAAGTCACATTCCGCCCGCGACAGCCCGCGAGCACACTGCCCAACATGGCAGACCTCGCAACACTCAAAGCCCGTAGAGACGCATTAGAAACCGCCCTCGCAAGCGGTGTCACCAGCATCAGCGTGGACGGGCAGAGCACAACATTTGCCAGCCCTGCGGATCTGCGCCGGGCACTCCGCGACATCCAAGCCGCAATCGCTCGATGCACAGGCGGTGCTGTTGCCCGTCCCGTTTCCGCCACTATCAATCTGGGGGCGGGACCATGAGCGAGACCACAGCCCTGCAGCGGTTTGGCGACCGCATCGGCAAGATGTTCGCCACTGGTTATGACGCGGTTAAGAGCAGCACGAAACGCAAGGCTGCCAGCCCGCTGCTGAAGTCAGAAGACGAAGAGCTAAAAAACCGCGACCGGCACAGCATGATCGGTGCCACGCGGGATTTGGCACGCAATTTTGCGGTGGTCGCGTGGGCAATTCGCAAGCACCTCGACTACGTTTCAATGTTCGACTTCCAGAGCCGAACTGGTGACGACTCGCTAGACGTGCAGATTGAATCACTGATGCGTGACTGGCAGCGGCCGCAGAATTGCGACGCAGCCGGGCGGCACTCATTCCCGAAAATGCTCAGGCTGTTTGAGGCAGCCCGCACCCGTGACGGGGACGTGTTCGCGCTCAAGTTGCAGTCCATGCAACTGCAGGCGATTGAGGCAGACCGAATTCGGCAGCCCGTTGGAGAATCAGCCACCGCAGACGGCGGATGGATCAACGGCATCCGCGTTAACCGCGCAGGTGGTGCGGCAGAATACGCATTGTTCAATCGCTCGAACGGGCAGAATTTTGAGTGGTCCCGTAACGTACCGGCCAATCGGATAATCCCTCACGGGTACTACGAACGATTCGACCAGGTACGCGGGATTTCGCCGCTTGCAAGTGCAATCAATTCCTTCCGGGACGTGTACGAGGGGATTGACTACGCACTCGCCAAAATGAAGGTTGAGCAATTGTTCGCACTGGTATTCAGCCGCGACGCAGACGCATCAGCAGCCCCGCTGGAGGGCGACGAGCGTGAAGGATACAAAATTGATTTCGGCCGTGGCCCGGTGCAGTTGGATTTGAACGACGGCGACCGCGCGGAGTTTCTGAAATCAGATAACCCCGGCAGTAACACGCAGCAGTTTCTTGAGGTGGTGTTGGGCATCGCGCTGCACTCACTCGACCTGCCCATGAATTTTCACGACCCCAGCCGGACGAACTTTTTCGGGTCGCGTGCGGCGTGGCTGCTGTACGACCGCAGTTGCATCAGCAAGCGTGCAGACGTGGCTGAGTTCCTGCGCAAAATCACCGTGTGGCTGTATCAGTCGTGGATTCTGAGCGGTGCACTAAGGCTGCCACGCGGCCGCACGATCAATGACTTAACGTTTGAATGGGTTCACCGTGGCATGCCGTGGTGGGACCCCACAAAAGAGATTAACGGCGCGGTGGCTGCCATAAACGCCGGGCTCGATAACCCGTACCGCATCTGCAAAGAGACCGGGCGCGGGGAGTATGAGGAAAACATCGACGCCATTGCACGTGCTCGCGATTACGCAGCGTCAAAGGGCGTCCCGCTTAACTACGTCATGCAGCCAGTTGAGACCGTGGCAGAAGACGTGCAGGACCGCAACACGAGGGGCAGACAATGAGCGTGATTGAACTCCCATTGAAGCATTTCAGAGCACGCACAGCACGCGCTAACGCCAGCGAGATTGACCGCACGGGCGGCATGTACGGTTTCGGTGTTATTCACGGTGCAAGCATCATCACACGCGGGGAAGCGCTCGGGCATGACCTTTGGGTTGACGCCGATTTCCTGTCAGACGTGACTGCCGCAGGCAATGCGAAAAACACCGGACTGAAAGCCCGATTTACGCACCCGGGTTTGAGTTCAGACGGGCTTGGCACGTACCTCGGCAAGGTCCACGACCTGCGCACCGAGGGCGACCGTGTTATTGGCGACCTGCACTTTCAAGAGAGTGCGACCAAAACGCCGGACGGCAATCTGGCGGAATACGTCATGCAACTCGCTGAGGACGCGCCGGAGGATTTCGGCATCAGCATTGTGTTCGACCACGACGCAGCAGCATCGGAACTGCACACACTTGAGAACACACAGGGCGGCCGATTCGTGAGCCCTGACGAGGACAACAGAAACAACTACCCACACGCGCGGCTGCAGCAACTGCGAGCGGCTGACGTTGTGGATTCACCGGCTGCTAATCCTGACGGGCTGTTCCATCGCGAGCAGCAGGTTGCACAGGACGCAGAGCGGCTTTTCTCATTCGCCTTTGGTCTGTCGGACGAGCGGCCAACATTGCAGGCGTTGAGCGTAGACGGGGACCGCATCCGCGCGGCCGTGTCGCGTTTCTTGTCTCGTCACAACCTCAACCTGATTCAGGAGGGTGAACCAATGGCAGACGCCGTTGAACAGCCGGAAGTTCCGGCAACTCCGCAGGTCACTCGCGAGGACTTCGCGGCCGAATTGCAGCGGTACCTTACCGCATTCGGTCAGCAGGGTGGCGAGTGGTTTGCGGCTGGAAAGAGTTTCGAAGATTGCCAAGCACTGCAGTTGTCCGCATTGCGTGAGCAGGTGGAAGCCCTGACTGCAGAGCGCGACGAGCTTGCAGCGCGAATCGCAGCCGTTGACCTGGGCGAAGATGAGCCCGAGCAGTTTGGCGACGACACAGGCGAGCAAAAGCGGCAGGCGCGTAACCTGTCGGAGGGATTCCAGGGCCGCATCCGTATCACTGGCGCGAGCCGCAACTGAGGAGTGTTGACCGATGGCTAACGATTTTTTGACCGTTGCGGATCTGGTTGCAGGCGCGTTTGACGTTGCCCAGACCAGCACGAGCGACCTGCTGCAGGATTCGCCCGTGGTGGCGAGAATGCCGCGAATCAGCCCGAGTGGCAGCAACACGGTGCACAAGTACCGCAAGATCACCGGCGCCCCCAGCGTTGGTTTCCGCAGTGAGAACGACGGACGCGAAAACGACCACAGCGAAGACACCGTGGTGACCGTCAACCTGAAGATTGCCGATTTCGGCTTTTCGGTTGACATCGCATCTGCTGAAGGTGACAGCCAGAGCACGCCAGAGCAGGTGATTGCCCGCGAGGGCGCCCGCCATTTGGCTGCAATCCTGTTCAAGGCTGAGCAGCAGGTGTTCTACGGTACCGGCACTGGCGGCGACGCTGCTGGGTTTAGCGGGTTTCTCAACTCCGCCTACCTTGACGCACTCGCAGACACGATGGTGATTGACGCAGGCGGCACAACCGCTGCCACGGCATCCAGCGTGTACGCCGTGAGACTCGGCGTTGACGATGTGGCAATGGTCACACAGCCAGAAATCCAGATTGGCGAGACCACGATTCAGCGCGTGGCAGGTACAACGGGTTATTACCCAGCGTACTGGACGCCTGCGTCTGTTTGGCTCGGGCTGCAGATGGGCGGCGCGTACAGCATCGGCCGCATTGCCAACCTGACCGCAGACAGCGGAAAAGGATTGACTGACGACCTGATTGCAGACCTGCTGAGCCAGTTCCCGGCAGGACGGCAGCCGACAATCTTGTGCATGAATCGCCGCAGCCTGAAGCAGTTGCAAATCTCCCGAACTGCAACCAATGCCACAGGCGCACCGGCACCATTCCCGCAGGAGTCGTTCGGCGTGCCAATCATCGTCACCGATGCACTGAGCAACACTGAAGCACTTGAAACCTGATGTTAACGGTTGTTTGCGGTGAGCCCGGAAGCGGCAAAACGACATTCTGCAACAGCAACAAATCACCGGCAGCAATGCTGATTGATTTGGACGCAATAGCAGCAGCGTTAAACCCAAACTGGAAGCACTACAGCAACCGAAGCGACCAACTAGCCGCAATCCTGCAACAGGTGCGCGGCGTGTTGGTGCGGTCAAAGTGGCCCGAAATTTGGCTAATTTGCACCAGTAAAAACACGGCGATGGAATACGCACGGCAGGGCAATGGCACCTGCATCCTGTGCCGATATCCAGAGCCACCAATGCAACTGAGGTGAATGAGTGTCACTGCTTGAGGCAGCAATAACAGCGGGGCTAAGCCTCACGAGAACAGCGGCAGGCGTGCCTGTGACTGTGACACGTGGCGCAACGACCATCACTGTTTCAAATGCTGTGCAGGGCACGACACAGAAGGCGCCGCTAGGAGCAGATACGGAAGCCACCGTGGATTATGCCGACTGGCTGATTCCGGTGGCATCCTACACGTTGGGCGCGCCTGCAGTCGGTGACATCATCACGCGCACAATCAACGGCGTTGCCTACACGTACACAGTCGAATCAATGGACTACGGCCAATCGCCGTGGGACTGGAGCGACACCGCGAAGACTCAATATCGCATCAAGACACGCAAGGACGGCGGCAATGCGTTTGACGTGACCAGGCCGAACGGGTTTGACGTTCAAGA